GGAATTGGCTATGAAATTACTCACACTGGAGGTGAAGATATGAGTGGAAATGACATTACACGAACTACTTTTGAAACCGATGAACCACATATATACGACCCGCAAATTGAACAAAATTTATCTCAGATTGTAGAATCCTACAATGATATTTCACAGGTTGATAGTTCTGCTAATATTTTATTAGAACAGATTAAAGGATATGCACATGAATTGAAATGCACCGATTTTCACGGTAAAGGTTCTATTGATGATTATAATGAATTATTTGTAGCTGCAGGTAGAATTGCAAACGAATCGAAACAAATGGAGTTAGATGTTGATATTGACGGTTTCAATGAATTTGCGGCAGCAGCAGATGAGCTAAGTGAATTGTTCAATGGATTCATTCTGAAATTACAGAATGTGAGTATTATTACAGATATACAATTTTTGACTGCTATCTCACAGGCATTATCACGTATTGTCAATCTTTCTGAAACCTTTGGCCGGTTCAAACAAACTATTTTTTCTACTTCTGCTATACAATTACCTCGTTCCGCACATGAAACAAAAAAAGTCATAGCAGGTGTAATGGACGAAGTAAATTGTGCAATGAATTATGTCAATTATTTTGTATCACCTGTAGATGCTTCGTTGAATTCTACACAGCTTATAAACGCTCAATTGAGTCCCGAAGAAAAGAATATTATATCCAAATCTGTTGAAACTATCGATAATTGGAATAATTTGTGTCAATATGGAGTAAGTATTGCGATGTCAAACGATGTCGATATTCAATATATTCAAAATGCTAGCAATCAATTGAAGCATACAAGTATTTCAGTAAGAAATAATTGTAATATTTTGAGAACAAAGTTAGCAAATTATAATATTTACTGCTAACATAATTAAATCGTATATTATATATGTATACATATATAAGATGGAGGAAGAACCTATGTTATTTGAAACTATTTGTGGACATTATACACCATCAAAAGTATATGTGCATCATAGCACAGGAAGAAATATAAATGCCGGATTTTTTTCGTGTTGCAGTATCAGATTACATTATATCAATCTTTATATAACGGAAATGCAGAAATTACCTCCGATAGTAGACACATCTTCTATGTTCCGATTTTACAAAGAAGAAAACGTTCCTGGTGATATAACGTATGAATATTTCGAACCATATGATAATATTGATATAGAGCTGAAATTACCTATAGATTATCAAGAAAATTATCAATACCGTGATTATAATACTTTGGATTTTGAACATATTATACCATTGATTACTAAGTATTTCTCGCCATCACAAACTATCAAAAACATAATTAATACTATGACTTCAAAATATAATTTAGATTTCGAGAACATTTGTGTATTGTTTTACAGAGGAAATGACAAAAATAAAGAAACTCGTATTTGTCAATATTCTGATTATGTATCTTATGCAGATAAGGTTCTCGAACATAATAAAAATATTCGCTTTATGTTACAAAGTGATGAAACTGGATTTCTAGATTTTTTCTCAGAAAGGTATCCCGAAAATTCCTTTTATATGAAAGATGAAATTCGACATATACCTCGTCATAGGAAGAATACAGTAGATAAGGTGTTTCGTGAATCGAATCATATTTACTCAAAGTATTATTTGGCAATTACAATTATCATGTCAAAATGCAAATACATCATTTGTGGCACAGGCAATTGCTCTATTTGGATTGCATTTTATAGGGGACATGCAAAAAATATGATACAAAATAATAGAGGTAGATGGGCAGATTTTTCTGAAAAAACATAAAATTGATGAAATGTTTATATTTTTGTTATTATCAAATATGAACATTAATTAAAATATGGATTCAATGTTATTCCAACACAGTAGTTTTGATGTAGATTTGTGTAATATTTGTGAAAAAAAATGCAATCTATTAACATGTGACAAATGCGGCGAGGGGGTTTGCAGTAATATCGAGTGTAGTACATTATTTCCGCATTATTCTAACAGTCTTTTTGTTATATGTAATGATTGTAATGTAACTATATCAAAAAAATTCAAATTAGTGATTGATTTGAGTAAAATACGTTTACTGAAGCAAAAGATAGAAAATAAACAATGTCGCCGACATTCCAAAGAGCAATTGGTATACGATAAGAATACAAAAATTGCCAATAATAATCCTATGTGACATTTATTACAAAAATTATTACACGATGTTGACACGAAATAAAGCCAGTATGCCTATCATAGATTTTGATGAATCTAGTAAAGCATGGAATAAAAATAAACGTAGGTTAGGAAACGGTACTTATGAATATTTGTGTAAAAAATACCCGAGTGCAGCAGGAGGAGGACCAACCTATTGGGAACATAAAGGTAGGTCATGTCACATATTTCACGAGTTTACAGATGCATGTAGCTGTGATTATAGTACTCGAAGTAAACAATTACCTAGTTCATAAATCATCGTTATTCATTTCTATTAGCATATCGTCTAATTCGCTAATATATTCATGACAATCTTTCAAAAATAATTCATTATGCTTTGGTACATTTTCATTATATCTACTGCAAAAAAGAGCTTTCATTATATCATTCAGTTCATCCATCTTGTTTTCCATTCTCAACAACTCTCCCGTTTTCACATTAAAAAGTTTGAAACTTTTTTCTTGTTCTCTATCTTTGAATTTCATATTCCACAACCATGCATAAATAGCTAGTTGTAACATATGGTCTGTAGATAATTTTGAGCAACATTTCAATTCCCATATTGTATTTTCAGTGATTATATCTGCACGTGCGGTAAAGCGGAATGATTTGTGTTCTATAAACTGCTTTGTAAATTCATCAATATATTTATGGCTATCATCATCAGAGCCGTGTATGATATATTCTTCTATTTTGGGACACGTATTCTGACAATCCGGTCCAATAACTCTTTTGTATTCATTTTTGCATGCCTCCACCGTTTCTTCAGAAAGCCAATCATATTCATCCAACTCGATTTGTTTCAATTTGAAATACAAAGATTCTTGAATTGCCTGGTTGATATTTGCCATAAAAAGATAATCTTTTATCGATGTTATTTCTTCCGGTAACTTTTCTATCATGCTCTGTAAAAATTGTTTGTTCTTTTCTTTGATATCATCTATATGCATATCTATTAAATCGTATAAAACACTATCTTTTATTTTGTCTATTTGAGAACCTGTCCAAACCGACCTTAAAAAATCATAATATATGCACGGAATGGCAATTCCATTCAAATCACTGATTTCTTCAAAGAATCCGGATTTTGTTTGTATTAGTGCTGGCATATCTATTTCATATGTTTCGTGCGTTTCTACTGTGAATATTCGTTCTAATATTGTGCATATATATTGATAAGCTTCTTCGGGTATGAATTTTATCAAATCAGTAGGAGTTGTTTTAATAACAGTTTGTAAATCTCGTTCTTCTTCTATCAAAAATAATGATTTGTGTTGTCCACGAAAGCGTACATATGATTGGTTCTTCATTTCTATGTGTGACATTTTCATGAAATCTATAGGTCTGTCTTCTGGATTTGTGTCATTTTCAATAACATACAATCCATTTTGTGCACGTGTACATGCCACATAAATCGTATTGGGGCAAACATCTCTTGGTAAATTACGAGCATAAAATTTGAAATAAGAGTGGTCAAATCCAACTACAAATACATATTTACGTTGTCTACCTTTTACACTATGAAAGGTTGAGAAGACTACTTTTCCTTCAATTACTCTTTGGTCAATATCACTACTTTCTAACATGGGAACATGACACGGTATGTTTTTTTCAACTAACATGTTCTCCAATCTGCGAATATTACTACGGTCTCCTTTCACTGAAGGTCCTAATACAAAAATATCATTCGCCTTTACCCCCATTTCAAATAATTTCAAAATCTCGGCATGAACTATTCTTTCTGAATTGAAACGCGAATTACGTATGTACTGGACCTGCATATCATCTCTACATGAATTCATACGATTTTCACCTAACATTACATTGTTTACAAATTCGCGTATTTGATTTGTTATTCGATAAGACATTTTCATCGTACACATTTCGAAATCAGGTGTTTTCAAAAGAGGATGTTTATACCAAATACAATCCCCAAATGTCAAATAGCGTATATCAGACCCTTTGAATTCATACAGGCCCTGCATATAATCCCCCAATATCAATAACTGTACCTTATTTCCCATGTCAAATAGAAATTTACACATCAATTGAAAATACAAAAAAGTCATGTCTTGACACTCATCGAGAACCAACATATCTATTTTTGGGATAGGTCTACTAGGTTTTGTATTATTAACAATTATTTTTCTTATTTCACTGTCCACATGTGCCTTATCTGAATAATAGCACACCGCTAAACTGTGGAATGTGTGTACACTTAGGTTCTCTAATCTTTCGTTTTCGATTTTTTCTCTCACTTCAAATTTCAAAGATTTATTATAGGTCATTTGTAATATTTGAGTATCAGGCAAATCTTTCGCTATGGATAAAATAAGAGTAGTTTTACCTGTTCCAGCGACAGCGTCGACTACAACATTTATTCCAGTTTTTACTGTATTCAATATAGTTTGTTGTTCTTCACTCAAAATCATGGGTTCGAGAACTTTTATAAAAATAGACTATATAGTAAGTAATAATTTTATTATATTATTTTACAATTTATTTATCTATCAACAGTCCTTTTGGCGGATATATACAAAAAATATTTGTGGTTAGATATTTACAAATATATTTTTATTGTCCAGGTTCTCGACATTGTATACATATTTGTGAATATTATTATTGTATATAGTAATAATCACTACATCTAGTGTATATGACTCGAATAGATAGAACGTTCATAATAGTATGGTTATTCATGTTTTTATTTATTCTTATATTTGTTTATTTTTTGATAATGTTCTCAACTATTGAAAATTATTTGCATTTTGAAAATAAAAATCATTCAAAAAATCTCCGTGATTACGGAATTACCAATATAAAGGAAGTATTCAATGAATCTGAAATAAAACAATTGAAAAACTTTGCAATCAATAATAACTTATCAAAAATCAAAACATTTGTAGAAAATTCGAGAACATGGAAACAAACACTCGCCGACATATTGGGAAATGAGTATGTAATGAATGATTATGTATTTTTGATAAAGAAATCGTGTATTCATACATGTCATCGTGACTATAATAATCAATATTATAATAAAGACCAGCAATATCCTTCTTATACGTTTATCATTTATTTGGAAAATATGGAAAAATGTTTGGATGTCATTCCAGGTTCTCAAAAAAGTAAAAATGAGAATGATTATAATGTGAAAAATAGAATTATGCATGTTCCATGTAATCAAGGTGATGTATTATTATTTGATGCAAATTTGATTCATAGTGGTTCTATAAACAAAAATAACGAGAACCTGCGGGTACAAATGAAATTATGTCATAAATCAGATTATAATGTTCTCGATTTTTACAATAATTATTATAAAATTATGGATGAAACTTCAGGATTGAACACAATGTTTCCTAGATTACAAAAACATATATCATGTCAATACCCTGGACTGACAAAATATTTTAAAAATTACGATAGAAATCTGAATACAAAATTCGAGAACCCGTCAAAAATACATCAATGGATATCAAATATGTATCCAAAGTTGAAAAATGTATAAAATATCACGACATAGTATATGATATTTGTTGACCAATATTCCTATTTACATTTTGCGACTGGTATAATTATGTACTTTTGGGGTATAAGTTTCTGGAATTCAATATTATTACACAGTTTATATGAAATATTTGAGAACCTAGAAGAAGTAATATATGTCATCAACAAATACATTACTATATGGCCTGGGGGGAAAAGTGCGCCTGACCCATGGTTGAATCGAATAGGAGATGTATTATTTGGTACATTGGGTTGGATAACTGCATATTATCTAGACAAATTGGGTGGAAAATATGGTTGGTATCAGCCACATTTATCTTGACTTACGTTTGTTTGGGAAGGATATTGATGTGGATAATGGTTCAAATACAAAAACAACAAAACACAATATTACAATCAAAAATAACATCCAAAAAATGAAAAGTGAGAACATATAAAAAAACTGATGGCCAGGTTCTAATTGACTATCCATTTTGAACATTTTTTTTATTTTTTTCACAAAATCAGCCAAACCCAATGGATTCCACCAATTATCTGAATTCTCTGTATCAATGTGCAATTGATTACATAATGGCATATAATATCCATATCTTGAAAACAAATGTGGTTGTGTATTTGTGTATATATCCCAATCTACAATATCATCACGATTTTTATTCAATGCATGTTCTCGCATTTTTTTTGAATAAATGCACGCGTGTGTACCTGCTGATAATAAAATTCGATTATGATTATTAACGGATGGTACTCGAACAAAAGGAAGACAACCTAGAGAATACATAAAAGAATCCGTTTTTTTTCCTGATACAAATCTGACGATATTTTTACATATATCACTTTCCTTTATTTTTTCGTGAAATATGAAATCATCTTCGAGAACCAAAATATGATTGAAATTATTTTGTTTGGCATGTTCAAAAATATGTAAAAACGCATCTATCAAATCATATGTAGATATTTGTTCAGGTAATGTTTTATGACATTTTTTGAAACCTCGATTATATAATATATAAACGTCTTTTGATGGTCGATAAGTGGATAATTGATTTTGTATATGTTCATATCTTCCATTGCCTTCTAAATGAATAATATAGGAAGCATCTACGCAGTCATCTAACAACCCTACATCCTTGTGTATATGTTGAAAACGATAACACGGTGAATTCATGTAATATTGATATACTATATGAATTTATTTTTTTATTGTGCGGCGTAACTTTTTGGTTTTTCTGTGTTTACCTCCTCTAGATGTGTTTCTAAGAACAAAATTTCGGTTATTTTGAATAGCTCTTAATAATCGTAGTTGTTTTTTCGCCTTTTCTTTAGTAGTACATTTTGAAAATACCTTACCATCTGTTGGTTTGTATACTTTATAACAATTTTTCCCTCTTACTTTTCTTGTTTTGTATGGCATTCTATAGTATATACAAATACTAAATTTTACATATCGTACATCATTTTCAATTTTAAACAGAAAGAGTAATTAGAATTGTTCATTTGTAATATTCTACCATGTTCATCCAACAACCGTATTCGTAAACGCTGTATATCAACTGGGCCAAAGTACATACGGGGTTCAGATACTAATTCAAAATCATTTTCTGATAATAAATTAGAACGAGCACCTTTGATAGATATACGAGCTAATATATCCGTATTCATAATTGACTGATTGAATACGCTAATAAAGTTACTATTCGAATTGTTATTAAAATCGTCAACTGCTAAATACAAATATTTGGTGGCAGGTTCAATAATAGTCTCTGCGTTATAAAAATCATCACCGCTATATGTAGCTTTTGTGAAACCTAAATTCCAACCTAATTTTGTATACAAACTAGTATTATCCATTTCACCATTTATATTTTTGGAAAAATCCATAATGATTTCAGTAATTTCAATATAGTCATTCATTTGAGGACCAAAAGATACGCGTCTACTACCTGAACCATTTTCATTGACATCTAGTTTGAAGTTGACAAACGAAAAAACATCTATAATTTCTTTGGGTTCGTCGCACAATAAATTACCATATTCATCCATATTATGTTCGTAAGGATTAACTATATTTCCACTATTATCAACAATATTGCCAGACAAATCCATAAAAAAATTAGTTTCTTGTACAATTACTTCATCTGGTTTTGACAACATATAATTGAGTGTATCAATTAAATCTGTTTCTGTATAATTTCCATCAGGCACAACAACTGTACGGTGACATTGTCTGACAGAATTATCAACCGCCGGATACTGATATTTCAGACTAATATGCATATAATTATTACCATAACTTTCTGATATACCATAGAAAGAAACCGGTAATTCAATTGCAGACAATTCCATAGAAACAACCTTATTAAAGCGTGTTGGTAATTGAATAGTAATGTCTGAACTATTTGTATTGTGAAAGTTAGTTCGAAAGCGAGTGTCTATATTTAGACATTTTGAAATGACTCGAGTATTTAATTGATTTAAATTTCCTGGCATAAATTCGCCAGGCTGGGTATAAACAAATTGTTTTTGTGGACGCTCAATCAAATTTTCTTCTCTCGGATTTGGAACTTTGTAAACTGGGTTGTTGATAGTATCTAATTTATAATTATTAGGTATGGTTGTAGGTGCCGTTTGTTTTGGCTTACATTTCGCATCAACCAATAATTTTTTAGCAGAGTCTAAAAAATGAATTAAATCACTTTTGAAACGTTTATTTACATGTCCACTGTTCAATAATTGTTCTCGAATTTGTGTCTCACGTAATTCTATTTCGTTTACTGTATATTCTTTTTTCTTTAGTTTAAAAAATTTTTCTATATCATTGATACTATAGTTATGAATATCTAAATCTAAATTTTCCATGCGTATATCTTACCTTCCTATATAATTTTAAGTCATTATTCAGGATAAGATAAAGTGCGTTTATTATTTTATTGTGAAAGAATTCTTTTCACAATATTAATTATAGAAGAAATGTCATCAAGTGATTATACAAATTTAAGAAGAATAAGACATGTATATTATCCTTCATTAAATAATTGCCATACGCATACGCAACCCATTGTACAGACACCACCAATGCCTAATCAGTGCTATGTTCAACAACCATGTCAACCAAACCCATATACAGTATCACACTGTCATACAGGAGTAGTACATCACTGCGCAGGCCATGTTAATTGTAATTGTCAAAATCATATCAATCAAGAAGTATGTCACTCTCATAATGAACAAGCAAATTCTCATTGCAACCATTGTCAGCATCAATGTATTCACGAAACAAATAGTATTTGTCATCCGACACCAGTAATAGTAGATAATTCGAATCATTGTGTACCCGATAGAAGCAGTCTCACTGTTTCAAAAAGAGAATATTTATTATCTCCAAATTTCTATGGTTCTACAACATTTACAGTAGATTGTTATGTAGGATTTAGGGCTGGTATGAAAGTAAATTGTATGTCTGATTTAAGCTCAAATAATTATTTTGAAGGTGTGATATATAATTATCATGCTCAGACTGGTGAAATTACTATTT